AGTAATGACCTTCAATTCAGAGTATATACAGACCATTAGTGATGACCTAGGTGTAGAGTATTACCTATATGCAGGCACACTAATAGCTGACTCCAGAGCTTTCTGCACAGCAAGAGCAGGCAGATACTTTACTAAGGAGGAGGTTCAGAAGTGGGCAAGTCTTAAAGGCTGGGATGGCAGAATGAAAGGCACTAACAGCACTACTATATTCACCTACAGAGGAGGCTATAATTGCAGACATCAGCTCTGGCCTGTGAGCAAGGAGCAATATGATGCTGCCAAGGAGAAGGGCAGGGCAGGCCTCAGATGACTTCATCTTGTAGCCAACTTCACCATACTTTATCATCCTACTTTTTCTCCCTATATGCAATAAGTAGGGAGATGGGCTTTAGATGCCTCTGCTCAATTACCTTACGCATGCCATAGCCTAGGTTCTGCTGTACCATTACAGCAGCCATACTAGGCTTTCTAATATAGCCTTGTAGAATGACCTCTGCTTGTTCTTCTATTGCCCAGCATAGGATGTAGACATCAGCCTTCAGCTCATCATTAAGGTTAAAGACTAATCTTCCTGTCTTGTACTTGGTAGTCTTGACATCCAGGTTATACTCATCCATCATCAGGTCAGTGCCTCCATCACCTTCCAGACCACAGCTCATGTCCATAGGTATCTTGAGAGCCTTACTTACTGCATACTCACCCATCACACCTAGCATGTCAGCAGTTTGCTGGTCATTGCCCCAGTGCTTCTTATATCGGTTTGGGTTAGCCTGATCCTTAAGAAAGTGCCTACCCTTGGCCAGCACCCGGAGCAGCTCCATCTCTCTCTGTGTAAAGGTTATCTTCAAGGCTCATAAGGAATTACAATATTAAGGCAATTAATTCGATATTTACAACATGAAAAAGGCAAAGGAGAGCAACCATAAGACAACCTTTGGAAAGCGAAGAGAGGGCAAGCACCGAAAGGGCAGAAAGCCAAAGGAAGGCAGACAAAAGAAGTACAGAGGTCAGGGTAGGTAATTACTAAGTAATAACATGGCTGAGAAAAAGTTTAAGACTACAGTAGGAGGCAAGACTGTTAAGTTCGGTGCTAAAGGCTATAGCATTGCACCAGGCACTCCTAAAGGAGATAACTACTGTGCAAGGTCTTCTGGTATTAAGAAATGTAAGAATCCTCCATGTGCCAATGACTTAAGTCGTAAGGCTTGGGGCTGTGTGGGCAAAAAGTCTGTAAAAAGTGCAGCAAAAAAATTCACTAGGGTTAAGTAACTTTACACTATGAATCTAAAGTACTTTAAGCTGTCCGAATTTGACTCACCAGATGCTCCTGGTTCAGGAAGCAACATGAAGGAGGAGTTCTTGACAAAGCTTGACAAGGCCAGAGAGATTGCTGGCATACCTTTCAAGATTAACTCTGGATTCAGAACCAAGGCTCACAATGTAAGCTTGCAGAAGCGTGGCTATAAAGCTGTGACTAACTCTCCACATCTGGGAGGCTGGGCAGCTGACATCCATTGTAATGACTCAGCTTCTAGGTTCACTATTATTAATGCCCTTCTGGAGGTAGGCTTCAAAAGAATAGGCATTGATGGTACATTCATCCATGTAGATTGTGACCCAACAAAGCCACAGTCTCTTATCTGGACATACTAAGATTATGAACTTCGAAATCAAGGCAGAGCTGGTAAAGTTCTTGAATGATACTCCTGCCTATGGTGCTATCCTCCTGACTAAGTTGACCAACCCAGACCTTGAGTTTTACAATGATCTAGAAAAGTGGGCATATTCTCACGGATGGGCAGTCATTCTGCTCTATAGATTATTCGTAATTGCACATGACATACATAAGAGACTAAAGGTAGAAGTCTTATGGTATAATGAGTCAGGAGAAGTAGTAATGATGTCTGGCTATAAGAAGCTTTATCTGCAATTAAAAAATTTATTCAAATGAGTATTCATAAGGACACCTTGTTTTTGATGCTGGTCTTCATTGCCTACATTGGCTTGGATGTGTATAATGCGAGGCAAACCCATAACCGACTTGAGTCATTCATTGAGCAATCAGATAGCATGTCGGTCAAGTGCCTATATAGGACAGCCAATGTATCGGACAGAGTTGATAGCCTTAAAGCTCAGAACAAGGCACTTGCAGCAACAGTTGTCTACCTTGACTCATGCAACCAGAGCAAGACATTCAAGACAGAGAGAGCAGAGAGAAGGGGCAGATTCTTAGGAGGCCTGATTAAAGGTCTATTCCCTAAGATATGAATAACAGCTTTGCCAAAAGATTTCAAGTGTATGCCTACACTTGCACAAGCCTTGTCCTTGTTGGCCTACTGGTAGGTGTAGGTTACCTCTATAAGACTAATCAAGTAGCTGCATCTGATTCGGTGCTTATGTTTATTCTGGCTCAAGTGCTTGGCTCATGGGCAGCATTAACTAGTAAGATATTCCGCATTCCGGCAGCAGGTCATAATAACTCTGATAATGCTTAATTTAGCACCATGAATTGCCTAGAGAATTACATCGGACTGAAAGGATGCACTACTGATGCTCCTCTGTCTGGCCTATACATAAACGATTATCCGGGCATGAGTTCGGAGCTGCTTGACAAGATAGCCACACCAGAGCAAGTAAGCTATGTGGGCATGTGGAACTCAGCACAAGCAGTCAGCTATGTCAGGATGAAGAGAGACATTCAGGCTGCACTCTATAGCTCAGCAGAGGCTCAGCTAGATCAGGTGTTGTTCCAGACCAGAAAGGAGTTTGTGCAGCAATGGGAGCAGATACAAGTGACTCCGGCAGAGGCAATTCTTAAAGGCACATTTGTAAGCATTCAGGGCAGCAAGTATCTAAGTCTAAGAGTTAAGCAGATATTTATCTACAATGCCTCTGCTCCGGTTAGCGGAGTCAATTGGTACATCTATCAGACACAAGATGGTAAGCTGCTGGATAGTGGCACAGTAGATCTTATCTCCGGCATGAATTACATCCCGGTCAACAATGAGTTCTTTTCTGACTTTGACAAGCTCAACATCATGGTAGCTGTTGATTGCTCTAGCTTTGACACAACTACCGGAATGTTCTCTGATTATGGCTGGACACAAATGGACATTGAATGTGCTTCCAGGTTTACTTACCTATGGCGCAATGGATGGAGCATCTTTCCGGTAACAGCTCCCCTAGGCTATGGCTTTGGTGATAGCTGGACTCAGGATAATAGTCAGTCAGGAGTGTATATAGATGCTCAGCTACTATGCTCACTTGATAGCTTCATCTGCCAGCAGAAGGAGTTTCTCATTGATGCCTGGGCAAATCTACTATGCTACCAGATACTATGGCAGAAGGTGGCTAGCCCAAGAGCTAACTACTTTGCCCAAGGCAACAGAGAGTTCACTGAGCGAGCTATGGCTACCTTCCTTGATGGCTATCAGCAGAGCCTAGCAATCTGGGCAAGGCAACTCAACCTAAGAGGTGAAGGCCTGTGCTTCAATTGTGATAATGCTGGCCTGATTCAGCAGGGGTATGTTAGACCGTAAACTATTGTACGGACAATTGCCGTACAAAAGAGTAATGTCATAACTTTACTTTTTATCAAGTTTTGTCAAGCCATAACTTAACAATCTTGTCGCAAAAGTTGCCGATATTTGTGACAATAAGACCCCTCTCGCTTCCCACTTGAATAGCGCACCAGGAGGGGTTTTCGATTTATATGTGGCAAACACATCGCTCTCCTTCACTTGAAAAATCAATGGGCATTGTAGATGGTTGATTAGCCATCTTAACAAAGTCTGCAATGGATTTCCTGCCTCTAAAAGCGGTGTTGCCATATTGCTCCTCCATCTTTGCCCACCAATCAACAAATCTTGTTCCTTTGCGAATTACCTCAACAAGATTATTATCTGACTTCTTCCAACACAATTCACAATTCCCAAACTTTGAATTTATGCCAAGTTGAAATGGTTGTTTATTCCACCAAGCATTCAGTTCAAGCAATCCAATAGGCTCTGGGAAGTCTGTAAGCAAGGGAAATATTCTTGTCTTGTCTTCCTTTATTTCAGGCCATGAAATGCGTTTAGGCATATCCTCTTTGCGGAATCCTATTGCCTTTAGGTAGTTTTTCTTGCCAAAAATATCCTTTGCAAAAGCCTCGCAAGGCATTGTCTTCATATAAGGACTACAATAAGGAGCATTAGAGTTTGGCAATCCAGAATATTCTCCTTTATTAATATGCATTACTGCTCCTTCAAATGGCTTTGCCTTCATGTCTAATTCATTCCAATTAACAATCTTATATCCTACACCCACACCCATCACATTAGAGTAAGTACCCTCAATAAGAGTAAGTGGTATGCCCCATACATCCTGAATGTTTCTTAGGAACTCAATGGTCTCAGGTCGCTCCATTCCTGTGTTGGCAAAGACATAGGCTTTATTGTAGTCTTTGTATTTTTCGTTAGTATGGATGTGATAAGCCATCATTGCCGATGACCTACCTCCTGAGACCGTGACTAATAGGTTTTTCATTTTATTTTTGCTTTTAGTTCCTCCCTTCCGGTAGTCCCGGTTGGTCGATGCCCTCAGAAATGGGGGCATTTCTCAATTGCCCTATTAAGATACCATAAGGCCTTTTGTAAGTCCTCAGACTTGCTGCCCTTCTTCCCTGCTCTGCTAATGTACTTAACCACATTGCCCAGATGGAAGTCAAGCTGCCAAGCCTCAATGACCTTGATTGCCTCATAGGTGTTTTCTGCTCCACCATAGTGAGCAGGGTGATCTACTGCCTGAACCTTCTTAGGCTCTGGTAGGCTATCTAGGTAGCTGCTAAGTATGTCTCCCATAGGTTTCATCATAATAAAGTTCTCCTTTTGACCAGAAGGATTCTGATGCCTCCTTTGCTTGACCAGCGTTATATGCATCAATTATTTGCTTTTTCTCCTTCTCAATAGCATCCTGAACCGACCTTTTAAGAGAGTTCATGATGTTAAAGTAAAGCAAGCTAGCCTCTGCTCTATCCTTAATGTCTGATGTAAGCTTGTGGATGTGCAGCATAGCCTGTTCATAGACTATGTAAGATGCATGATATTCCTTTTCCTCTGTCATAATGGATAATAGTATAATGGTTTAGGTGCGTTTGAATCTGTCATGGTTCTGCCTCTTAGCTCATCCAAGTCCTGATAGAGCTTGCCATTGAAGTACCATCCGGCATGGCGAGGCTTAGACCGCATGTTAATAAGTTCTGCCTTCACTAGAATGTCATTGACATCAATGTCTCCTTCATTCTGGAGAATGAAGTCAATAAGTTCCTCAATTGGTGACCAGTTCATCATCTATAAGTTTTACAATTATATGACTTACATAATTAAGTGAGGCAATGCTGCCCTGATAATAGTTTCTGGCTGACTTATCATTCATTGCCAGGTTAAGTAGCTTCTCCTTCGTGTCTATCTCCTTCTCTACAATTCGGTGCAGTATCTTGAGCTTGTTTTTCATACTATGAGCTTGTCTAAGTTAATGTCATAAGCTCTGGACAGATCATCCCACCTCTCCCAAATATGAGCTTCATCAATGTGCTTGCCATCCTCAGAGGTGTCAGTAAGCTCTCTGAGCTTGTTTGCAAAATCCCAGATAAATAATGCCATGTCAATTGACTTGATGCATCTGAAGTGTTCTAGTGCATCATCTGGATTATCAAGGTTAAATGTTAGTGTTGCTTTCATCTGACTAGTTTCTTGAGTGAGTGTAGATGGCCTATGTGCTTTACAAATCCCTGAACCAAGGTCAGGCCAATGTAACCTAGCTCATAGTACTTCTTATTGTACTGCTTCTCAGCTATAGCATGGTCATTGTCTCGCCATGTACAGAAGTTGCTGAACTTGCCTACAGCCTTGTAATCAGCCAGCCTTCTTAGACCAGGATTCCAAGTCATGCCATGCCAGTCTCCCTTGTACCTATGGGCGAGCTGCTGATACCTGACTGCCTTCTTAGTGAGTTTTACTCCTGGCACAACAGTGTGATTATTGCGGTCATTAGGATGCCTGATCCAGACACATGCACACTTAGGTTCTGCTTCAAGAACAGACTTTGAGTCAGCAATAAAGCCACTTTTAAAGAACTCCCAGTCATCTTCGCAATGAAAAATGTAAGGTGTCTCCACCTTGCTGTAGAGCGTGTCTATAGCATGCACCTGACCTTCCTTATTGCTGCTTGACCACTCAGCCATTATCTGCCAGTGTCTCATCAGGAATCGGTCTAGCTCCTTGACAAGCACAGCATCAATTGCTCCGCTATCATCATGAATCAGGAAGGCTGCCGGAGGCTCACCATCCCAGTAGCTTACAAGGCTGCTGATCGTTTTCTCAAGCAAGTCCCACCTACCACAAGAGGTAAGGCAAACTGTTACATCACGATTGGACATAGTTAATCAGTTTAATAGCTAGAATAATGATTAGGGCAGCATACACTACCCAAAATGTAGACTGAAGAAATGCTTCTTTAAAATCAATTTTCATATGGCAAAAAGTATGAGTTGTCTATCAAAGTTAAGCAAGTCTGAGGTTCATAAGTTTGACTGGTATTGCCATTCCAGCTGTACTCTTGGCACTCATACTGGTAATGACTAATCTCAACACCATAGATCATTAGATTAACCTTGTCGGTCTGGAGAATCCAAGACATCATGTAGTAGTCTTGTTGATTAGAGTTGTAGAGAAAGTAGATGGTAACCCTACCACCATAGAGCCATACTGCCTCTTGAATTGACTTGATGTCATTGCTCTTGCAATCCACATAGACCTTGTCTACTTCGGTGCGTACTTTAACTGATTCGAAATTCATAGATATATTGGTTAGATTTGGGTGCAATAAATGCAAATGAAATATAACTGCAAAAATATTTTTGAAATAAATTATGCCAGTATATGATTCAACAAGTGCTTTCCTTAAGCAACAGTTAGCCAACTTTAGAGAAGCATCTCAGGCTGACAAGGTGCTGAGAGCTGCTGCCCTTTATGCTGCTCCGGCAGTGCAGGGTAGGGTTCAGCAGTACGGTGAGAAGTCAGATGGAAGCTCACTGCCTCCATATGACTCAGGCAGAACAATAAGCATGGCAAGTCCTATAGGCAAGAAATTTGGTGACATAGCCAATAAGAAGCAGGCCAAGGCCTTTGGTGATCGGGCAAGCTTTAGCAGCTATAGAGAGTACAGACAGAAGCTAGGAAGGCAAGTAGCCTACATGGACTTGACATTAACCGGAGACATGTGGGCAGCTTGGAGACCTGTGCCAATTAGCGACACAGCCTATGGTGTTACCTTTGTCAGCACCGAACAGGCTAAGATAGCAGGCTATTTAGAAGAGAGATTCGGTGCTATTTTTGAGCTTTCTAACGAAGAGCTTGACCAGAGTCTTAAGACAATCAATAGGCTGGCAATTCAATACTTAAAAAGGTGACAGTAACTAAGGTAACCGTAGAGAGCGCACTCAAAGACCTATGCCAGAATCTGGCTAACACCTTTGTCAATAATATGCTCAACTATGGTGAGGCTGTGGAAAGCATCATTGAAGGAAGTGCAGGCAACTATGTGACCAAGGATGGACAAACCTACTGTGCAGTCAATGACACTTACCCTCTGGTAATGTTCTTTGTCAGAGAGTCAGCCTCAGTAGAGGCAGCTCCAGCCGGAGGCAGAGCCAATAGCTTACTTAGGACAGTTAACTTCAGACTTATTGCTAATTCAACTTTTGAGAATGCCGAGTTCGGCATTACTTCCATAATCAACAGAACCAAAGGCATAACATATGCAGGCACAGACTACAATAGTAAAGCAATCGCAAGCCAATACTTCGGACTTGCAGAGCGAAACTTTGAGACCTACTTCTTCTCAATTGACTTCTCTGTGGTTGAGAGGATCAGTTGTCAAGTTGCCTGTTGATGCTATCTACTACATAAGCCTGCCCAAGGCCAGCCAAAGAAGAAATAGGCTATTCCAAACTATCAGACACATTACTGACAAGCATGGCAAGCCTGCTCAATGGCATAAGGCTAATGATGGCAATAAGCCTGGTCATGTAGTAGACAATAGCCTCAAAAAGTCAAAGAAGAGGCCAAGCATGTCAATGGGTGAGATAGGCTGCTGTGCTTCTCATCGGGAAGTTTGGACAAATATTGTCCAGAATGGACATGAGACTGCTTTAATTCTGGAAGATGATGCTAGGTTTGAATGGCCTAAACTTCAGGCACTAGCTGAGAATTGGGATAAGATTCCAGAGTTTGACTTTCTTCACTTAGGATGGGAGTATTATGCAGGTTACAAGGAGCAGACAATTGAGAAGGTAGAGATACCTGAGCTGCCTAATCTTTGGAAAGGGGATGGCATGTGGCTAACTCATGCCTACATCATTACCAATCACTGTGCATTAGACTGGCTACAGCGTACTGTTGTGCAAAACAATGGCCTAGATGCCATGACAGCCGACATGCAGAGCTATTGCAGAGCCTATGGATTCAGGCCATGCATAGCCTACCAGGAGAGAGGCACATCAGGCAATCTCAGAAGTCAAATTCATCATACAGGGTAACTTAATTAAATTAATATAATGGATAATCTACAGTACATCCGTGATGCCATCAGACAGCATGGTAATCGGACTCAAGTAAAAGTGATTCGCTGGGAAATTAACCCGGTAACAGGCGCACAAGACACACCTTATGAAGTGTCAGTCAATGCCCAGATTGCTCTCCGTGAGCTGCAGAAGCCTATCAATAAGCGTAGCTATAGCTGGGCAAGGATAAGGCCTATCGGTGAAACACATGTAGGCATTAAGCATAAGGCTGAAGTGGCAGTCCTTCCAGATATTGAGAAGCTCAAGGAAGAACTCAAGGCACAGCTCAGGGCAGAGATGCAAGCTGAACTTGCAGCAGCTACTACAAGCACCGAAGATGAAGAAGAAGAGAAGCCAAAGCGTAAGCGTAAAGCAACAATTGTCATTGATCAGGATGAGCCTACCGGACTTGACTCCCCAGATTTAAGAGTAGATGAATTGCCCCTATAAGCTATGAATATTAAAGAGTTTTTAATCTCTCAGGCCAAAAGAGCCGGAGTAGCCGATGACCCGGAGTTCAATCTCATGATCTCAGCATCTGTCCTAAATGACATTCAAGTGCCAGAGGCAGTAAGCAATAAGTTCAATACCAACCTTTATGACTTTGAGTTAGCCAAGACTAGCCTAGACCTTAAGAAGCACTTCATCAGTAACTATATGATGGGATATGATGAGGAGATAGTACGCATGGCTAAAGAGTACGGTCTGGATGGCAATTCAATTGAGGAGCTAAAGGTGACTAAGAATAGCGGAGACAAGATTAAGCTTGCACTCAAAAAGCTCAAAGAGCTTGAGGAGAAGGCAAAGAACTCCGTGAATACTAATCAGAGTGAGGAGTTCTTGAAGAAGATGGCAGAGGCACAGGCTAAGTATGATGACCTGGTTAGCAAGGCAGAGGCAGACAAGAGCCTGATTGAGCAGCGTTATGTGAGCAAGATGAAGTCACTCTGGGAGCAGACTCAGCTCAATGGCATCCAGTGGAATGACCAGATACCGGAGGCAGCCAGAGTGCCAGCTTATCAGGCAGTACTAGAGCGTAAGCTTGCTCAGCTTGATGGGCAGATTATCTATGATGCTGAGCGCAATGCTGCCAAGCTTGTGAATGCCAAAGACCCATCACTTCCACTTGTCCACAATGGCAGAGAGTTTTCATATTCCGACCTTTCTGCATTAGTTTTGCAGGAGAATAAGTTGCTAAAGGAGCAGGGAGTAGGTGGCACTACCAATGCAGCTTTCGCAGCAGGCACACCAACAATTCCGACTGTCCCAGCGGTCAGTCAAGGCACACAAATTCCGCAGAGCGTTAGGTCAGCACTTGCTGACATCTCTAATGTGGCTGCAAAAATGCGTTAAGCTCATTTACTAAAATGTCATTATCAACAGCTAATGTCTGTCCAGCGATACTTACATCATTGTCAGACAACCTAATAAACAACCCTGCCAATGTGCAGCTTATGGGTGGCACTCTTGCTGCCCTCAATGATCCTTCCAACCTTCGCACAGGTCAAATCATCAAGCAGGCCAATGATAACGGAACTGGTCACTCTAAAGAAGTTCGTGTAGTATTCAAGCAGCGTCAGCTTGCCTCCGATGCCACAGACACTAAGTCTTGTGATCCAGGAGCGCAGATGAACTACATTGAGGAGACCTTCCAAGTGAACAACTACCGTGGAGTGTCCTTCACTTTGTCTGAGGCTCAGCTCCGCACCTATTGCGAAGCTTACTCTGAGCTTGTTCAGTTAACTGGTTCTACTGACCCTAACCAAATTGTTGAGAGAGCTAATGCTATCGGTGCAGCTGGTGGCGCACTCTCTGTGGTTCGTGAGATGTTTGTAGACTTCCAACTGTCAGCCAATGCTCTGGTGCAGGCTATGAATCAAGACCTACTTGCTTCTATCTCAGCTGCTGCAGGCAACTGGTATGGTGGTGCTACTAACCCTACCTACACTGTTGAGAATACAGATGGCTCTGTCTATCCTCTTGGACTGTTCCAAATGAAGCAGAACTACATGAACACTGGGTTCTCCGGTTCTCCTATCATCATTGGTGGAGCTGGCGCACTTCAGCGTGTATGGATGAATGACTCTCGTTACTTCGGTCAGGGTGCTAATGGTATCAACTTCGCAACTGTTCGTGATAATACTGGTGTTGCTGAGTACTACTTTGATTCCAATGCTAGCTCTGTGCTGACTAACGATGACTCTACCATCGTTTTCGCTCCTGGTTCACTCGTGTACACTCCGTACCTCCAGTATGTAGGTTCTTATGGAAAGATTGGAACTATGGATAGGTTTACAATGCCAATTCCGGGATTGCCACAGGTGAAGTGTGATGTTCGCATATTGCCAGATTCTTGTGATGAAAGTTACGCAGTTTGGATGGAGTGTTATTTTGATGTTTTCACTGCACCTACTACTCTCTTCCCTGCTGGCGATGCTAACGAGGGAGTGAATGGTATCTTCACTGCTCAGTTCGAGACTATCTAATTAAGATAGAGCTACAAGAAAGAGGGAGGCCAGAAGCCTCCCTTTTTTCATTCATGTTTACCAATTTAACAATTACCTAAACTCTAGTTCTTGATCTGACTTTGACTGACACCTGACCATGATGAGCTTTCTGCCTTGCTCCTCTAGCCACTTGCCATGACTTAGATACCACTTGACTGCTTGCTCTCTGTCATTGAATAGGCCAGTATAAGGCTCTTGGTAACCGTTCTGGTTTAAGACATCGAATCTAAACTTATTACTCATCTTAGGCTTAGGCTAATGTTCTCTCTCAGTGCTGCTCCAGGCACTTCAGCTCCATCCTTGATGGCTTGGCTGATGGTAGACTTGCTGACTTCCTTCTTGATTACCCAGAACTCATCTGGTAAAATAGTGTCATCAAGTATCTCCACTGACTGGCTCTTGCGTGTGCTGAGTTTGGCTAGTGGTGTCTCATACCTTCTGATGCCTTTGCTATCCTCCTGAGTGAAGACCATGAGTGCAGCCAGTAGTGTATCTCTCAGCCTCTGTGCCGTGTTCTCCTTGGCCTTCTTTATGGCTTGAATTCTCTTGATCTCAGCTGCTGCCTGGTCTGCCTCTGAGTCCAGTTTAAGAATGAACTTAGCATAGGCCTCAGCCTTGGCTGAGAAGTTCTCCCTCCTGATGGCAAGGTCTTCCATGATCTCATCGGTGACCTCACCTCCGTTCTCCTCCATCGCACTGATGAAGGAGAGTTCGTCTTGTGTTAGTTGCCAGAGTGTTGTCATGATTAAAAAGGTAAATCATCAAACTCCTCTTCAGCTAACTTGGCAGCTACCTCTTGCTGATGGAGCATCTCCTCCTTCTGCATGTTGGTAGGCTGAGCAGGTGCTTTAAGCATGTTCTGGTATTCGGTGCTTCCGGTGATCATCTCCTGAAGGAAGTTAGGCAATGACTCAAACTTTGTCCGGTCAAACTCTAGCACAGAGAACTCCATGCTAGGGTTATGCTGTGGAGGGCATACCATGCCTTTCATCATCGGCATAATGGCTGCAATCCTTTCATAGACCTTCTCAGGGTTAGCCTTGGAAGGCACATGGATAAGGTTGACCATACATGGTGCTCCTATGAGCTTTGCAAGGTCAAAGGCCTTGGCCTCATCTTCTGTAAGTGCTTTTCCTCTCCAGCTGTTGAGCATCTGCCGGAGGTTTGACTTCTCATTGAGTGAGAGTGTCATCTCCTTGCTGATTGCACAAGGCTGCATGCCCTTCTCCTGATTAAAGCATCTAAGCTCGGTGGGAAGTTCCCAAGTAAACCTGACCAGGTCTACTACTTTCTCCTCACCCATGTACTTCTGAGTAACATGGCCTAGGTGAACAACTGAATAACATCTGGCTACATAAGTACCAGCAGGGATTAGCTCTCTCTGAGTAGCCTCTCCGGTTGATTTAGCAATAATTGCCATTGGTTTAAATTATTATAGTGAAACAAAATTAAAGTGCATCTATAAAACTGGCTAAGAACCAGCCAAGGAATAAGTAGCCTAGATATTTGATCTGCTGGCTAATGGGGAGTTTTGGGAAGTTTTCCATTATAAATAAGGATTAGTGTAGACCATTGTTTGTACCTCTGCCAGTGCTGCCTGGGCATCCCATAGGAAGGCATCAATAGTGTCCTCCTCTATGAATATGCTCTCATTCTCAATCTGATTCTGAATGTAGGCAATCTTTTCTCTGAGGTCTAAGACCAGTTCGTAGATTTCTTGGTTTGTCATGGTATTGGTAAATAATTAGGCTAAGTTGTTTCTGCGCTTGCACTCATTCCAAAAGGACTTCAGAGCATCTCTCTGAGTATAATGACCTCTCTTTGCATCATCATCTAAGTAGCGGTCATAGGCCATTGAGTCAGTGCTGATGCAGCTATACTGCTTGCCTCTATACTCAATAGTTACTTTGTAATGGCCATAAGATGAAGTTCTGTCGGCAGTAATTCTCTGTGATAATTGTGCTGTTGTCATGTCTGTAATTGTTATTGGTAAATTATTAGGAAAACATTGCTTTTTGAATGAGAGCATATTGCTCAACATATGACTCAGGCCATTCGCCTCTTCTGCGTTTACGCATCTCAAATTCTAGCTCTGGATATTGCTCAGTAAATGCTATATCTAAGTCATTGCAGAATTGATAGTAATGTCTGCCTCCAAATCCTTTAGGAGTCTTAAATGTATAACCTTCACGGCATTCTGTAAGTGTGCAGACAATGTCTAAACCGAAAATGTTTACTGTTACTTTTTGTGATGTGCTGTTCATAATTGTTATTGGTAAATGATGAGGCAAAGATATAGCTAGGTTTTATATTTGCAAAATATCTGCAAAAATATTTTCACTTTTTTTTCAGATTACTCCGAAATATGCGTCCATGCTTCATTAGGGCAATATTAGCCTTAGTGTCTACCACTATTAATTCTCCATCTCTCTCCTCCAGGTTCATCCGGTGGCACACCTTTGGGAAGTAGTGATCAGTGATGTGATGCTTCCGGCAGAACTCATCTAAGGTAAGCCTTTCCTTCTGTCTTCTTGTGCCAGTATGCTTAAGGATGTCCTTAACCATTGCCAAGTTCCACTCATCCACTTTCACCCAAGGCACTTTATAGCCTTCCACAGGCTGAGTGTGAAAGAGCCTCTTATATCTGGTGAACCTATGCGGCGCTAGCTTATACTTTCGGCAGAAGTCTGATATTTTTAATAAGTCCATATAATTGGTTTAGGTTTGCAAAACTAACTGCAAAAAAATAATGCCGGGAATATTTTTTGACATGGCAATGCCTGAGATAATTAAGCCATCCACTGAGCATGCTAAGTACATAGGCTCTGAGGATGCCTTCCAGAAGTCAGTAGCCAAGTACCTTGATACTATAGGTGCGTTCTGGTTTCATTGTCCCAATGGTGGCTCACGCAATGTCATAGAGGCTGGCAAGCTCAAAGGCATGGGAGTAAAGGCAGGCATACCTGACTGTCTTGTGCTAGATCAGTGCAGAGGCTACTCCGGTATGGCAATAGAGCTGAAGGTAGGCTATAACAAGCCATCAGAGCAGCAGCTTGAAGTGTTTGATAAATTAGTCCAGCGTAATTGGCTGGTGCTGGTCTCCTGGTCATTATATGAGGTATTAGAGCTTATAGATTGGTACTATGAAAATAAATGAGAAAGGATTCTGGGAGAATGAAACCGGAGTAGGTCATGCCCATGATGAGAAGCTAGCCAGAGCAATCCTTCAGCTCATTAAGAGAGAGCATGTAGAGACTCTGGTAGACTTTGGCTGTGGGAAGGCTGACTATGTGAAGCTATTCAAGAGGCATGGCATCTACTGTGAGGCCTACGATGGCAACCCAAATACTAAAGAATTATCAGGTGGTCTGGGTACGATGCTTGATCTCTCAGATTACATAGACCTTGATGAAGGCTTTGACATGGTAATGAGCCTTGAGGTAGGTGAGCATATTCCGGCAGAGTTTGAGGAAACATTCCTTAACAACCTTTGCAGGCATTGCTTCAGACCAGGTCTAATGCTCATAAGCTGGGCAGTGCCTGGTCAAGGTGGAGATGGTCATGTCAATTGCCAGACTAATGAGTACATCATTGAGCAGATGAGGCAGAGAACCTATGAGCTGGATGAGAAGTGGACAGATAGGCTCAGAAAGTCAGCCTCATTGCCTTGGTTTAAAAACACTTTAATGCTATTTAGATGAGTAAGTATCAGGACTTTCTAATTTTCTGGCTGTGGGTACATGGAATTTTATTTGCCTTCCTCTTGCTAATTCAAATAATTGACAAAATATTTGCAAAAAAATATTTTACCAATGACAGAGATAGCAACACTTCAGAACCAACTAGCTGACTGCCGAAGGCACTCAGACAATCACCGCAGAAGCAGGGATTACCACAAGGAGACTAATGCTGCACTCCGTAAGGAGATAGACATGCTGAATGATTCAGTCAAGTACTGGCACATTGAGCATGATACTCTGGCTGATGAGCTGCTGGAGTCTAAGAGGCATCACCAGGCATGGATGACACTTGCCATGATCCTTGGTGGCTTTTCAATTGGCATGACAGTACTTTTTGTGTGGGCAGTTAGGATGTAATTATATTTGCACTGGCGAAAGCCCCCGATTGAGACCCGGGTAAAATTAAGACAAATGAAAAATATTAAAGCCCCATTCGGTCAGTACTTAGCAGCGTATGTCTTCGCTGGTCTCACTAAGGAACACCGGATGGGGTTTTTGTTTTTATGAACGGATATCAAC